GGGGTGGTGGTGGTAGTTGGGGCAGCAGGGGGGGAGGAACGATGGGTACTACTCCTGCGGTAGACTGAGCCTCTAAATAAGCCAGCACTAGGCCCTCGCCGGTGGCAGCCGATACGCCTGGATTGCTGAAGCAGTGTCGACCGAAGGCGGCGGCGTTCCGCTGTATGCGTGTGGGCTGGCCTAGGAGTGAGTACTCTCGCGAGCGCGAGTAAGTAGGTACCCACTTCTCGAACCCCGGACGCGACATAGCCACGACCGAGTCAACCCAGCAATCCTCTCGGTACGCTTTGAGGTACTCAGGCGACCATGGGTACATAGTCTTACCTTTCTCCCCGAGCCAAGTGAAGTACTCCCAGTGATAATTCCAAGTGGACTCATCGGTCGGAAAATTACTCCCCATGTACCTTAACCGAGCGTACTGAGAGGCACCGCACTGGTGAGGCTTCGCTGGGAGATACGATATATCCATTAACCGTATCTCATCACGCATCGGAAGGCCAGAAGGCCACCGAGTGGCCAGGAAGTCAGGCGCACACATTGGGTTAGACGCATAGACCTGTCCCGTCGTGACACTACCCGGCTTAATCACGAATCCCCACATCTCACTGACCTTCGCCACGTAAGCCTCAATCCGAGGAATCCGCCGGTAGTCCTTGTAGTGGATGCGGACATCATCGCCTGACACTTCGGTAAGGTACTCGTCCTGCTTGACGCCGAGCTGGTCGTGGACAGACACTTGCACGAGCCAGTTCACCACCGAGTTTATCAATGACGTCCATGGATGCCCCGATGGGGTGCCCTTCTTGATCCGGTAAACGAAGCCTCCCGGCAGGAGGACATGCTTATCGAGGAAGGTGGCGCAGGTATGCAGAAACAGGTTCCGCATGGCTCGCTCGCCAGGGCTCCCGTGGAAGCATGCTGACAGGACTCCAAAGGCCATCACAATCAACCGCTCCGTAGTATCACCGTCATATCCGCTAATGTCCATCGAACGCGAGCATCCAAACTCCCATGAGTCAACGGTGTCGAGGAGACGTCGCGCGGACTCGCCCGTGGTGCACTGGCCTATCTTAACCTCACTCTCTGAACGTGAGATCATTGACGTAAGAACCTGTGCAACCGGTGCAACGACTAACAAAGTCAAGGTCTCAGGCATTAAGACCGCCCGCGACCGTAGCGGCTCGTCGGTCCACTTCGTGCTGCGCTTCTCACGCGCTCCAACCTCGTACACGGTAATTGGGTAAGTCGGCCTGCTAAGGACACGTGCGTAAACACGCTCCGCATGAGCCAACGACACTTGTGACGCCACAGCGCGGTTCTTACCGAGACGCTTACTGTTAAACCCTGGGTGAGCCCGCGTCTTGACGCGAACCTTTGCGACGGTAGACGGCTCAGTGTGCGCGGTAACCTTATGCAACGCCAGCTTGGCGCCACGCCGCAGCGCCTGCATTAGGTTGAAGTACCCACCCCACCCTGGGGTACTCCGTGCCATTGCCTGGACCGACTTGAGGTTCGTATCGTAACCTCCATGCACCATGAGCGGGTTCGCGCAACCGTAGCGGTTTAACCGATCCGATTGTCCACGTTCAGCCAGGAACTCTTCAATTAAGAAGATCGGGTTCGTGAACTTCTG